ACTGGAGTAACTACCATCTCAAACACCACCGATTCATCTGCTACCAACAATGGTGCTTTAGTTGTTTCTGGTGGTGCTGGCATTGCATCACAACTCAGAGTTGGTGGAGCAACGACTCTTGGATCAACTCTTGCTGTTACGGGAGTAACAACACTTTCAAATAATTTGGTTGCTAATGCAAATACAACATTAGGTGATACATCTACTGATACCTTAACTGTTAATGCAACATCAACATTTAATGCTCCAGTTACTATTTCTGGTTCTAATAACCTGTCTGTTGGTGGAAACATCACAGTAACTGGAGATTTGACTGTAAATGGTACTACAACTACAGTCAATTCTGTCACGATGACAATTGATGATAAAAATATTGAACTTGGTTCTGTTGCATCTCCAACTAATATCACAGCTGATGGGGGTGGTTTAACACTTAAAGGTACTACAGATAAGACATTTAACTGGATTAATACTACAACAGCATGGACATCATCAGAGCATTTAGACCTAGCATCTGGTAAAGAGTATAGAATCAATAACACGGCAGTCATTGACTCTACTAGAAATCTAGTTAACATTGTTAATATTACCCAAACTGGTAATTTAACCATCAACACAAATAGATTTACTGTTGCTGGAGCAACTGGCAATACGTCAGTTGGTGGTACACTAGGTGTTACTGGAGCAACTACTCTCTCATCAACACTAGGTGTTACTGGTGCAGCAACACTATCATCAACACTTGCAGTTACCAGTGATTTTTCAATTAATACTAATAGATTTAATGTTGTTGCTTCCTCAGGTAATACATCTATTGCAGGTACACTAGGTGTTACTGGAGCAACTTCATTAAACTCCACTTTAGGTGTCACTGGAATTACATCAATTACTAATACAACAGCAGCAACCACCACTGGAAACTTTGGTCTAAGTGGTGCATTTAGAGTTACAGGTGGTGCTTCTGTTCAGGGAAGTTTTGTAGTTGGTGGAGACTTAAAAGTATATGGAGATCAGATCGTCGATGGTGGTGTTAACTACACTGGTGTTCAGACATATTCTGGTGTAATTCGTCAGAGTAATACTTCTGATGCATCTACCGCAACTGACACTAATGCATCAATTTCTACTGCTGGTGGTGTTGCAATTGCTAAGCAGTTGAGAGTTGGTACAAACGCAACAATTACTGGAACACTAGGTGTAACTGGTGCTGCAACCCTATCATCAACATTGGGTGTAACTGGTCAAACAACTCTAACTGGAGCACTAGTTGCAAATAGTAATGTAACTCTTGGAGATACATCAGCAGATACTCTAACTGTAAATGCAACCAGTACTTTTGCTTCTCCAGCAACATTTAATAATAGTCTAACATCATCGTCAAATGTTACGATGAATGGTGGTATTTTAAGTGTAAGAACAAGTGGTGGTTTAGACAGATTTGTATTTAACCCTGCAACATCGGCAGCAACATTTACTGGTTCATTGAGTGTTTCTGCTTCAACTACACTATCATCCACTTTAGGTGTTACTGGAGCAACTACACTTTCATCAACCTTAGCAGTTACTGGAACTACTAATTTAAGTTCTACTTTAGATGTAACGAGTTTAGCAACATTTAATGGTGGTGTTACAGTTGCAGGATCAACAACTGCGGCAACTGAATTCTTTAGAGTCACAAATGGTGCTGGTACTCCAGTTACAACATTCCTAGTTGATTCATCTAGTGGTAACACAACAATTTCTGGAACTTTGGGAGTATCAGGTAATGTTAGTGTTAACACTAACAAGTTTGTCGTTACTGCTTCGAGTGGTGATACTACAATTGCTGGAACACTAGGTGTTACAGGAACATCAACATTTACTGGTTCGATTGCAGCAAATGGTGGAATTACTGGAGCATTAACTGGAAATGCTTCAACTGCAACTACACTACAAACTGCAAGAACTATTGGTATTTCTGGTGATGGTACTGGAACTGCTACATCATTTAATGGATCTGCTAATATTACAATCCCATTCACACTAGCAAACTCAGGTGTAACTGCAGGAACATATACAAGAGTTACTGTTGATGCCAAGGGAAGAGTAACCGCAGGTGCCAATGCTTCAACTTCTGATATTTCAGAAGGTACAAATCTATACTACACTCAAGGAAGATTTGACACTGCATTCGGTTCTAAGACAACTTCTAACCTAACAGAAGGTACAAATTTATACTATACACAAGGTAGATTCGACACTGCATTTGCAGCAAAATCAACTTCCAACTTAACAGAAGGAACAAACCTATACTATACAGATGAAAGAGCACAAGATGCAGTTGGTACTGCAATTACTACAAATGCAACACACTCTGGTGTAACAGTTACATATAATGATGCAGCAAACTCTATTAATATTAGTAGAAATACATTAACATATTCAAATGTTGCTGCAAATGGTGATGCATCAAGATTAGCATTCCTAGCAAATCCAGGTAGAAGTGCTGATAATATTTTAGTAATTGTAAATGGTCTAATCTCTACACCTACTGTTGACTATACTTATCATGATCAGGTTGTACTTTCTGGTGTAACTGGTCATAGAGGTGAAAATACCATCACAGTATCATCGAGTGCAGGACTAGTTGTTGGTCAACCAGTTTCAGGTACAGGAATTGCTGCAAATGCAACTATCACAAATATTGCAGGAACAACAATTACATTATCCGCAAATAACTTGACTGCACTAAGAAGAGCAGAAGTTTCAACAATTGGAACCCCAGCTGGTGCTGCTGTTTCTGGTGCTGCAAATCAAACATACACTGGTGTTGCATCAACAACAACTGGATCTGGAACTGGAGCAACATTTAATGTTACTAGAGGATCTGTTGGGGAGATTACTGGAGTAACAGTAAACAATGGTGGTACAAATTATGCCGTAAATGATACTATCACTATTAGTGGTTTGTTAGTTGGTGGTAGTTCAGCAGCACAGAATATTACTTTTATAGTAACTGCGGTGAACACTACCACAACTACAGCAACATTCTCACCTGTAGTGAGATTTACATCTGCTCCTGCTTCAGGAACAAATAACGTTTCAATCCGTTACCTACCACTCTAAGGACATGGCAAAACCAAATTCAAAGTCAACACTAAAAGAATACTGCCTTCGCAAGTTAGGTAAACCTGTCTTGGAGGTAAATGTTTCTGATGATCAGATTGATGATGCTATTGACTATACTCTTCAAAAGTTTAATGAATTCCACTTTGATGGAGTTGAAAGAGTTTATCTAAAGCATCAATTCACTCAATCGGAGATTGATGCTGCAAAATCTGATAGTGTAGTTAGTGCAGGTCCACCACAATTTAAGGAAATGCAAAACTTCATTGTAGTTCCAGAATGGATTATTTCAGTAGAAAATATTTTTGGATTTACTGATAAAGGAACTGCAAACATGTTTGATATTCGTTATCAAATTCGTTTGAATGACTTGTACGATTTCACATCTACTCAGTTTTATCATTACTACATGATTCAACAGCATCTCAGTATGATTGATTTCATGCTAGAACACTTCAAACCAATTCGTTACAATAGAGCAGGAAATCGTTTGTATATTGATATGGATTGGGGTGCTGATGTACATGATGGAGATTATATGATTTTTGAGTGTCAACGTGCAGTTGATCCAACAGCATATACTAAAGTCTTTAATGAACTCTGGGTTAAAGATTATGCCACAGCAATGATTAAAAAATATTGGGGTAACAACTTAACAAAGTATCAAAACGTTCAACTACCTGGTGGTGTGACTATGAACGGTGAGATGATTTACAATAATGCTGTTGATGAATTACATAAATTAGATGAAGAACTAAGATCTACATACGAACTTCCACCTCTGGACATGATCGGATAAAATGGCAACTAATCCTTACTTTTCATATTCCATTCAAGGTGAACAAGATTTACACGAAAGTCTTGTCATCGAGCAGATTAAAATGTTTGGAAAAGATGTATACTACATCCCAAGAACATTAGTCAAAGAAGATCACATTTTTGGTGAAGATGCATTATCACGTTTTAATGGTGCATTTATTATTGAAGCATATATTGCGGATACTACAGGATTTGGTGGTGATGGTGAGTTGTTTAGTAAATTTGGTCTGAGAATTACAGATCAAATGGAGTTTGTAATTTCCAGAAAAAGATTCACAGAGGCAGTTGATAATAACACTGCACTCATTGTAGAAGGTAGACCAAATGAAGGTGATTTAATTTGGTTTCCTTTAGCAAAAAAGTTATTCCAAATTAATTTTGTAGAGTATGAATCACCATTCTATCAGTTTGGCAAAAATTTTGTTTGGAATTTAAAGACTGAAATCTTTGAGTTTAGTGATGAGAAAATATCCACTGGAGTTCCAGAGATTGATGATGTTTCTAAAGCTTTATCAAATGCCGTTACAGTTACACTTTCTGCTGGTGGAAGTGGAGTATTTACTGTTGGAGAAACAGTTACAGGTGGAACTTCAGGTGTAACAGCAACTGTTAAATCTTGGGATCCTGCTACTAGAAAGTTAATCATCTATGATAGATCTGGTAAATTTACTCCAGGTGAAACTGTTACTGGACAAAATTCTCTTGCATCTTGGGTTGCAGCATATACTAACACAATAGATAATGTAAACAGTGAATATGATGATAATAAATATTATGAAGAAAGTGGAAACAATCTACTAGATTTCACCGAAAGAAATCCATTTGGTGAATATGGAAATATGGGGAGCAACGTGTAATGTTAGGTACTTATTTTTACAACGAAGTTTTTAGAAAAACCGTTATTGCTTTCGGAACTCTATTTAATAATATTGAGATTCGTAGATCAAATAATGGTGTCGTTGAGGCACTAAAAGTTCCTTTGGGATATGGCAATCAACAAAAATGGTTAGCACGTATTCGTCAGATTGGAAACTTACAGGATAATAAAAAGAGTACTGCTATCACTTTGCCTAGAATGGCATTTGAGATGACAACAATTAGCTATGATCCATCTAGAAAGGTATCACCAACTCAACAAATTAGGGGTGCTGATGGTAAGACAGCATATATGCCAGTACCTTATAATATTGGATTTCAGTTATCAGTTATCACAAAAAATCAAGATGATGCTTTACAAATTGTAGAGCAAATTCTTCCATACTTCCAACCATTCTTTTCTATCACAGTTAATGTCTTGCCTGAAATTGGAGAGAAGAAAGATTTTCCTGTAGTATTAAATGATGTAGATTATAAGGATGAGTACGAAGGTGATTATGAAGAAAGGAGAACTTTAATCTACACATTATCATTTACAGTAAAAACATATGTCTATGGTCCTGTTACCGATAACAGTGGCAAGGAAATTCGCAAAGCAATTGTCGATACATATTCTACTATGAATATTGAGGCAGCACGTGAATTGAGATATACAGTTGAACCAGATCCATCAACCGCAGATTGGAATGATGAATTTGGTTTTGATGAATTATTTACGGAGTATTCAGATGGACAAAAGTGGAATCCAGTCACAGGACAAGATGAACCAGTTTGATGGACTAGACGAAGTATTTGAGGTAACTTCAGATATTGTGAAGGAGGCAACTCCAGCTGAAATTGTTGAACCTCCTAAAAAAGATTCTGATATTAAAGATGATTATGAATATAGTCGTGCTCAACTTTATACTTTAATTTCTAAAGGTCAAGAAGCAGTTCAGGGTGCATTAGAACTTGCACAACAATCTGATCATCCCCGTGCTTATGAAGTTGCTGGTCAGTTAATCAAATCAGTCGGTGATGTGACTGACAAATTAATTGATCTTCAAAAGAAAGTAAATGAAATTGAGAATCCAAAGAAAGGTAACCAACCACAGAATGTAACTAATGCACTGTTTGTTGGATCAACGTCAGAATTAGCAAAACTACTTAAGCAACAAAAGCAATCTTTAGATAAATAAAATATAGGAAAGAATTATCTTCGGAGTTTAACATGGCAGTTTTAAAAGTTGTACAAAATATTGCTGCGGTATCTTGCACTGGTGGAAATGCTGCTCAATCAGCAGCATCAATTGTAAATACTGGAGTATATCGTTTTACTGCTGATGCAAGTGATGCTATTCATGTTGCTTGGGGAGGAAACCCAACGGCAGTAGCAGGAAATGATTTCCATATTCCAAAAGAAGCATCAGAGTTAATTAAGTGTGCTTCCCCAAAAAGAGCACAAGTAATTGGAATTACTCGGGGGGCATCTAACACTATTCTAAATGTTCAGCAAGATGGTAGAACTCCATCTCATAATTTTGTTGTTGGTGATTATGTAACTCTAACTGGTTCTTCTGTTGCTGCATATAATAGTGGAATTGCACATTTAGCAGTTACTGCAATTACAGATACTACAATTACCGTAGAACTGAATTCATCTGCTTATGCTGCATTTACTGGAACTGCAACATTGAATAACTCAATTAAATTTTCAGTAAAACCCGATGGTAACGGTGCTGC